TTCAACGGTAACGGGTGTTCCAAAAGCAGACTTTACATTAGATAAAGATGGCAAACCTGTATTTTGGGTTTCATATAAACACGGAGCATATTATGATAAATCAACACACGAGGTAAAAGCAAAAGTTCCATTTCAACAATATGGTTCAATGAGTTCTTTTTATGACAAAAAATTTGAAAAATCAGTAGGACTGACAGGACTTAATGCAGTGTCCAATACTTTTTTAAATAAAGCTGTATCTAAATTAAAAGAAAAATATCTTGGAGTTACTGGGATTAAAATCGATGGTAAAAATGTTGAATTAACAATGGGTAAAACG